TGGTTGGTGTTGAGGTTTAATGTAGTAGATGGTGAATCGTTTGGTAGAGGTAGGGTAGAGGAGTTCCTTGGTGATCTCCGCTCCTTGGAGGCTCTTATGCAAGCACTCGTAGAGGGCTCTGCAGTCGCCGCTAAGGTGGTCTTTACCGTATCCCCCTCTAGTACTACTAAGCCGCAGACACTGGCCTCTGCGGGCAACGGAGCCATCATTCAGGGGCGTCCTGACGATATCAGTGTTGTACAAGTTGGTAAGACAGCTGACTTCAGGACTGCTATGGAGATGGCTAGTGTACTTGAACGTAGGTTGAGTGAAGCATTCCTCATCCTGAATGTACGGAACAGTGAGCGTACTACTGCAGAAGAGGTACGCATGACACAGATGGAACTAGAGCAACAGCTGGGTGGACTATTCTCCCTGTTGACTGTTGAGTTCCTTGTGCCTTATCTTAACCGTAAGCTTTCTGTACTTCAAAAGAACAACGACATTCCTAAGATTCCCAAGGATCTTGTACGACCTACTATTGTTGCTGGTATCAATGCACTTGGTAGGGGACAGGATCGAGAATCGTTGACTCAGTTCTTCACTACTATTGCACAAACACTTGGACCTGAAGCACTTGCTACTTATCTTAATGTAGATGAGGCAGTCAAGCGTCTTGCTGCTGCTCAAGGTATTGATGTACTGAACCTTGTTAAATCAATGAGTCAAGTACAAGAGGAGCAAGCAGGTATGCAACAGCAGGAACAAGAGATGGAGCTTATTAGACAAGCTCCTAACATGGCTAAGGCTCCATTGATGGATCCCACCAAAAATCCACAAATGATGAATCAATTGAATGAACAAGCAATCACCAACGAAAACCCCGAGATCGAGCAAGAAACAAACATCCCCGGAGGAAGTCCCTTCGGTTGACCAGGTTGATGAGCAACAAACCCAATCTGAAATGCCTTACATGAAGCGCAGTAAGATTGGTGAACCCACCATCGGTCGTTCCCCCGATTTTGTCAAGACTATTGGTCTTGGAAATCTAACCGTTATCACAGCAAATGGCAAACGAAATTACGATTAATCCCTCCGAACTAGTAGACGGTGAACTGTCTGCTGAAGAACTCGATTCACTGGAAGTTGGTGAACGTCTAGCTGAACAAGAAGATCAACTCCTGGCTGGTAAGTATCGTTCAGCTGAAGAACTAGAGCGTGGTTACCTTGAACTACAGAAACGCCTTAGTGGTAAACAAGAAGATGTAGAGCAAGAGCAATCCAGTGAGGAAGCTGAACAGGTTGAAGAACAAACTAACGAGGAGATGGACCTTTATGATTACATCATGGAGTCCTATCGTACTGGTGAATGGGATCCAGAACTTGTTAGTAAAGTAGAAAGCATGAGCCCTGTTGATGTGGCTAACATGTTCCTTGAAAAAGGAAATGCTCAAACAGTACAAGCTACAGCTGGTGACATTGAACAGATCCAAGCATCAGTTGGTGGCACTGAAGAGTATCAAAGCATGATTCAATGGGCAAGTCAGAACCTCTCTGAACAAGAGGTCGGCATGTATGATACAGTGATGGATCGTGGTGATCCGCTTGCTATGTTCTTTGCGGTACAAGCATTGAATGCACGCTATCAAGATGCTATTGGTTATGATGGTGATCTACTGACTGGTCAATCACCACGTAATACAGCTGATGCATTCCGCTCTCAAGCAGAACTTGTTGCTGCTATGAGTGATCCACGTTATGATCGAGACCCAGCTTATCGTGCTGATGTAGCGGATAAACTTGAACGTTCTAATCTTCAATTCTAATGATAGTAACCACCAACGACCGCAACCAACAAAACATATTCGCCAAAGAACCCATCATGTACACTGATAAAGATTACACCGTGCCTCATAACGAACGTGCTGAACTCCTCAATGGTCGCCTTGCTATGCTTGGGTTCGTGGCTGCTATTGGTGCTTATGTCTTGACTGGTCAAATTATTCCTGGTATCTTCTAATGCCTCTCAAGAAAGGTTCATCTGATAAGACTGTATCTGCTAACATCCGTAAGATGAAAGCAGAAGGTTACCCTCAGAAACAAGCTGTTGCTGCTGCACTTAATAGTGCTGGTAAATCCAAACCTAAAAAGAAAAAGTAACTATCATGCCTAAAGTCGGTGGTAAGGAGTTCCCCTATACTCCTGCTGGTAAATCTGCTGCTAAAAAGGCAGCATCAAAGACTGGTAAGAAGATGCAGACAAAACCCTCCACTAAG